TGGCTGCGTTTATTTCGTCCTGCTTCTGTTTAGTTTCTGCAAGCTGTTGTGCAGCTATTTTGCTTGCGTCTTGAATTACTACTGCCTTGCCGTCTGGTTGGTAATAAACCTGCGTTTCAATAGGCTTTCCGTCTTTGTCTAAATAATCGCTTTGTATTTTGTGAATATCAACGGGGTTTATTTCTAACTCTGTTTCAATTTCAAGCACACCGGCTTGAAGTTGCTTTATCATGTTTCGGACTTCAAAGCTATTTTGATCCAACTCTTGGTTGTTTTTAATCGCGTCTATTTGTTTGTTGAGTACAGTTAATTTACGCTCTCGTTCTTTTCTGTTTCGCTCTACCTTTTGTTCCTCAGCAAACTGCGCGTCCATAGCCTTCTGCTGCTGAAGCATGTAGTCGTTCTGGAATCTTTGGGCGTTTAGAAACCGCTGACGCTGGAACGCAAGATACTTGGCTTGCTGCTGCTGGTAGTATTTGAGGTATGGGTTCGAGCGTCCTCTTTGCCCTGGGAGGTATTCAGATATTTCAGGGCCAATCGCACCACCATCCCGAGACTCAACATAGTCAAGCCACTCGTTCTGGTTCCGTATAATCTGATTACGCTGAAACATGGCTGCGGCAGCAGACCGCCCCATGTTCTGAATCATGTCACTTTGTAGTCTTGTGTCAGGCATTAGTTTAATGGCAGACCCAGATGTTGCCGCTCCATCTATTGTTTGTACCGCCAAAATCTAAATGGTTCCCAAAGCTCGCTCTTAAGCCCGCCTCTTCTCCTAACAAAATCGTGATACGGCACACTTTTCCCCCATCGCATAAACTCTCTTGCATGGGGAGCGTGCTGCCCAGAGGCATAAAACCTTTCCTGCGGAGTCATCTGACGCCGCCCGCCTGGACTCAACACCTGACCTCCGTACCTTCCCGCAAAAGGATCGCCGCCCGATATAACTCCGCGCCTTCTGCTACCACGGGTAAAGTCTGCATCCCTTCCGCGAAATTCGTGCTTCTTTCTCCACTCGTACATTTTCGATGCGCGATCCTCCCTTCTTTTAAACATGTCTTTATCGCTGTACCGCCGCTGACGGAATCCGTAGCCAGCCATGTGTCGGCGTCCAGTGTAGGGGTCTTGGCGAACATTTATTCTTGCCCTTGGGTTAAACCTCTGGCCCATTTTCTGCGACCATTGACGCCTTTTACCAAAACCTCCTTTCTTTTCAAAACTTTGCAAGAACTCTCTTTTTTGTCCCGTAGCGTGCGCCCGTCTTTCCAAGCGGTGCTGCGACCGGAGATTCTGCATTTGCGCCCTGAATTCTTTTTTAGATAAATCTCCCGACCGCATCCTAGCTCTAGTCTGTCGCTGCTGCTCCTTGAAGTGTCTTTTGATAGCCGCTTGATCCTGCCTGAACCCGCGATGAGTTCTCGATCCCGTGTAGCCAGGGGTGTGAGGAAGAAGGCCAAGGTTCACCCCACCCATTCTTGATTGAGCAAGCATGTGCCGATAAACATTTCCTGCGTGACCGGAGGGGGTTCCGTGGATTTGACGCATACTGCCGCCACCAGCACCAAACGGAGATGATTGGGTTCCAAAAGCCCTGTGTGCCCACCTTCGCGCACCGGGATTACTAAACATCCGTGGTGCGTAGCTCCCCGACAACTTATTCCACATTCTTCCCCGGTGAAACCGTGGGTAATTGCGTGGACGCCGTGTAAAACGTGACATTTTCTAACTCCAGTTAGCGTAGCGTGATGCGTAGTGTACCTTGCCACCACCGGGGGAAACATTGGAAACTGTGCCGCTAAACGAAGGCATCATGTCTTGTTGCGCAGCAAATTTGGTTTTTGCGATGTCATGCTTTATTCTTTGCTTGTGCATTGTGTAGTTTTGATTTAACTGATCCCTTGCTATTTTGTTGTTCATTTCTGCAATTTGCATTTGCCTTTTCCCCTGGGCGTCGGCCATAGACTCTTGGTGTCGGCGGGTTAGTTCGTTTTCGGCCCTCCTAAAGTCGCGGTCAGCCTGCTTGTCCTCAAACAGCAGCGCTTGTAAATCACGTTGGTGTTTCGCTTGGATGTCTAGGGTGGCACCCTTGGCTTCTATGCCAAGAGCGTGCAGCATCGCCCTTTGTTGCATCTGTGCTTCTAATTTAGTGTTCTCTAATTGTCGGGTATGGAAGTCTCTCATAAGCCCCCTTCGGGCTGCCTCCCATTCTCTGTCGCCAGCAGACGTATTGCCAGAAATTACTCCACCGCTAAACCGATCAAGGTTTTGCTGCTCTCTCGCCATCTCTCGGTGTATAGCTTGTCTCTCGGCGTCCTCTAGGGTTTCTGTTAGCCCTAAAACATCTTGGTTTCTACCTCGCGCAATAGCCTCTGCTACCGAAGTATTCTCAAGGGCTCGCTGACCTATGCCAGCCATAGTGCTTTGGGCAGAGGGGGCGGTAGGGATGTTCATTGAGGGGCTGCCGCCAGCGTAGTTAAACCCATCATAGCCAGCACCACCAAACGCAGCGGCGTCAGCAGGAACAAACGTATCGCCCCGCCCCGCACGACGCTGATCCTCAATAAGCCGCTGTATTGCGAAGCCTTGTCCTATTGTTGCCATAAGTTCACCATTTCTTTTCGGGACAATGACTGGTTGCCCAAGCTATTTTATTGAGGGCTTTACCCTCTTTCTTCAGTCCACACCCACAAAGGTCACACGACCCCGTGGTTTCGGTCTTTGGCTTGTAATGCTTACAGGGTACGCAGATATGGGTAAATATAGCACTAATGCTGCGATCAGAGCGATACGGTTTTCCCGCTGCCACCCACCGGGTTGTTTCCGTAGCCAGTCTACGCATTTTGCCACAACAAGCCATATTATGTGTAATCAAAACAAAGGTTGTCTATAAGGATTTTCCCGCCATCGCCGTCGGTGCTATCCTGGCCTAGCTTTAATTGCCCGGTATTTTTTCCCACAAGCAAGGCGGTGTCTTCGTATGCAAGTTCGCCCGTGTAGGGGTTTTCGATGGTTTGGTCATTTGCCACCGCCGTAGATGTTTTTTCAGGCCCAATCGTCCACGACAGTGTATTAAACCCGTTTGTTCCCGCTCCGCTTTCGTCGTTAATGGCAAACCCATAAACAGTAGGAGGGCCGGGCTGTTGAGGTAGCAGGTTTGGGGCGGTTGTTGTTTTTATAACAAAAACCACCGTTGGGCCTGTATCCACAGCTTTGTAAAAAATACCCCACTCCCCAGTCATGTTAGAGCCGTCGAAGCTACCCCTTGTTACCAACCCCATGTATTGACTCTGATCGGTGGCAGGGAGCGTTACGACCTTCATATCAAAACTAACCGTCCAAGTGGTCTTTCCATACGGAGTAAAGCACCAATGCCTTTCCCTTTCAAAATAACCATTTCCCTCAAACTCCGCACTTTTGCCGCCCTGTGACGCTGTGGTGCTATAAGCTACTGTTTCTTTTTCAGTCAGTGGCCTGTTATTTCCCCCGTTTCCCTCAAAATAATAACAGGGACAGCAGCAAGCACACCCAGGATTTCCTTTTTTGAATACCATCAGCCGTCACACCCACATGCTTCTACGAGTACCCACAAGTCTTCGCCGCCAGGAACAATCCTGCAATCTCCAGCACTAATGTCGTAGCAAACAACCCCGCCGGCAATAATTCGCGTATCGGCCTCAATTTTTTCGCAACTGATGTTTTTGACGATAAGTGTTTCCCCGGTTGGCGACGGGGTTCTTTTTTCGCATTTTGAAACACACAGGCGAAGCTCGGCCATTTTTTCGCTTAAATTATTCTTTAGGGAATTTCTTTGTGCCTCTAGTAAACCTTCGGTTGCAAGAAGCTCCCGCAAACCTTCAATGTCGTCTCTATATTCCTCAAAACAATCATTTACGCACTTTTTGTATTTTTCGTCCTCCCCCTCGGGTGGCGTAAGTTCGTCAACGCTTAAAAGCCCAATCCCCGGTTCTCCGGTTTCTTCGTCTGCGCCGGGTATATCGCCGCTGGCGGCTCCAAGCAAAATAGTTGTTTCTGGAAGCCCCGGTAATTCATGCTCGCACACTACACACGGCGGAGGTTGCTCGCCACTACCGTCGCCACCGCCTCCACCACCGCCATCGCCGTTGCCACCGCCCCCGCCTCCACCACCGCCGCCCCCTGGTGGAGCCTCAATAAGGTTTTCTCCACCGCCCCCAGGCACCCCTAGAATATCCGGCTGCGAACCGGCACCAAGCGGAAAATCAAACGGGGCAAGTCCAGGTAAATCGCCTAAATTAGAACCAAAGTTGGGAAACTCCGGTGCCGCTAAATCTCCAAACAAGTCTGTTAGGTTGTCTACTAAATTATTAAGGGCCGATGCGGTAGCCGGATCAACATTGTCCAAACACAGGCTGTTCTTTAACGACTGTATCTTGTCCTTGCGTAACGCCATTACGTCCCTGCGCTTGTTATCTTAACGGTCGCAAACGACCCCCTAGCCTTGGGATGGGCGCGGTATTGAAGTCCGGTCCCTGCGTATCCTGTCCATGTTCCTGATTCCCTCGCAGCGGCGTCTACCGCATCTTCGGCGGTCTGACCTACATGAACGGACCACGTAACATCGCCACTGTTCTGTCCCAATGCTGCACATATTGAACTCAGCTTTCCCTCAAACATTCCCGAACTATCGCCCAATGCAAAAGGGCCAAATACAATATGAGAACTGATAGCGTTGCTTCCATCGTCTTGATCCAGGGAGGGTTTAAGGTGTCTCAGGTATCCATCGTGGCACCCAAACACCACGGGAGATTCGCTAGAGGTGAAGTCCCTTCTGGTGTGGCAAGATGAAGCTACATGGTCGGCCTGATACGACACGGGCCAGAACGCTGCTGTTATCTTGTCTCCTTCCATTCTGGTCTTAATGTCAATAAACCAGTGGGAGGTGCTTGACCCGTCGTAGATAAATAAATGGATACCACGATAGCGTATGTCATACGCCATAGTAACGGTCTTGGTGGCAGGGTCGATGTTGATTAGTTCCTCTGGAAGAAGCTCCCTCGATACGCTTGTTGGGGCAGTCCCACACCCAGGAGGCATGACATACAAGCCGTCCTGGCTCATAAACATCATGTATCCGCCAGCTATAAGGCACCAAGAGCTTGGGCTAAGGATGCCTATCTGGTCGTCCAACCTTCTCGCTGACCCGCCCGCCGCAGGATCGCCAGACATAATCCACAAAGAAGAAGTACAGCCGATTACAAGACAGTTGTGGTGGTAAGGTACAAGAGCGACAATCGGCTCCCCAATCTGCCCACCAGAAGTAAGGCTTCCCACAATAGACCGCTGTGCGTCACTGGCTGAGTAATCCCAGTCTGTTACGTTGCTCTGCCTGGACATCCAGAAGTTCTGCGGGTTACTTGCTTCTACGCAGACAAGACGGTTTCTCCACGCTGCTATGGTTGTGCAGTTGGTTGGAACCGACCCCTTTAACCAGTCTTGAAAAAGAGGGTACATCTGGTTTTCATCAGGGTCATACACCTTGATGGTTCGAGCGATTCGATACTCTAAGCCCGTCACATCTTCTGCGTTGGGGGAGGTGGCGAGGTTGATAGTTGTGGTAGACACACTGGCTATTTCAAACGCACCAGTTATTGTTTCTCCCGTCTTACCCCTAGTAGAGCGAGATACCCGTATGTTTGTGTTTATACCCTTGGTTGTTTCCGCGACAGTTGCAAGTTTGGTCCCACCTGTTAAACCAGCAGAATCAACTGCCATGATGGAAACATCGCGGCTCCCAAGGCTCCCAGAAAACGTAATGGTTACCGTACCATCGCTTAAATTTGTAGCCGAATTTGCTCCGCTAGCCTCCCCCGACGGAACAATAGACAACGCTTCTATAGCTGATTCAACCGCAGACGCAGCAGCGTTCCACGCAATAGGAGCAGTAGTTTCTACCTGCCCGTCAACGATGACCTTTAGGTTGAATGTCCCGCCGGTGGCACCTTGGGTAATGGTTTGGACTTCGTTTGTCCCACCACCTGTTAGCTCGCTGTCAAACGCAATAATTAAAGGAACTCGTCGATGCTTTAGGTCGTTCTGGAACGTCACGGTTACTGGGGTTCCCGGTAACGCACCACCACCACACGAAACATTGTTATTGCCAGAACTGTCTTTTCCGATGGAGTTTAGCTTTAATAACGCTGCCTGAATGGTCGCTGCGTCAGCGTTGTACGCCAAGTCGGTAGTTCGGGAGCCATCAAATTCAAGATAAAACGTACCGCCATCAGGAGTACCGTCTACCGCTATGGTCTGTATTTCATTCGTTCCCGCACCACGGGAGAGTATGACTACACAGTGGTCGTTTGCATTAACGCCAGCCGTCCCAAAGTTTGTCCCGTCGGCAGCGGTAAACTCTGTGCCGTTGGATATGGCACCGTCTTCACCAGAATCCAACAGGTCGCCGTTGTCAGCGATGTACAGCCTTTGAAGGAGTGCAGCAGAAACCAGTAAGCGGTCGCTAGCAAGTGTGGGGAGAGTGCCAGATGCTCCGCTAGCACCGTTAGCTACCTTGGTCATCGTGCTGGCATTAGACTGATACCACAGTTCTCCACCAGCCGAAGCAACAAGGATTGTCTTACGAACGCTGTCTTTGACGTACTGGATCGTGTCCACAAGACGAACACGGGCCGCCGAACCAGAGATTTGCTGGCTGAACGTCTTGCCTAGTCCCGGTCTGCTTCCACCACGCTCTCGCCCTTCCGAGCGGTCATCAGTCCAGACGTTGAGCGCATCCGGTGTGGAATACGGAGCTTGCTGTTCGTAGGAACCCCGTTTGTCCAAACCCTTGGCGGGCCAGGACAAGGATAGCTGACGTTGTTTTGCCATGACCCATGATTAGCTAAGTGCTGCGGTGTCGTTCGCCGTAATGATCCACTTGTACCCACTGGTTCCGTTGGGGATGCTTGTTAGCACTACCGTGTCGCCAGCGTCACCAAACGTAATCACCGTGTTTCCTGCGGTATTTACCGAGGTATCGGCTGTGACAGCACAATCGCCACCATCTGTTTTCAGGGTAAGGATAATAACCTGACCTGATTTAACGGGGTCTTTCAAAGAACGAGCTTCCGACGCGGCGGTGACCAACTCAACAATCGTCCAGTTGCCAGTTGCGGTAATGCTATTACCAGCACCGGGATCAGCTTGGTCGAAATCCGCTTTCAATAAATCCGCTGTAATTCTGTGACCGCTCACAATAGTCTCCTAATTAAAGGTAAGTTTGACGCCAGCAATGTC